TTTTGGTCTATTTTTATGCTTTAATGGAATTAAAATATTGGAGATAGATGAACAATACTGATGACTTCCAGCGGCTACTCTACCCATTCTAATCATTTGCGGAGCTAAAAAATTTACTAAATCTCTATAAATTTCAAACTTACCTTCTTCAATACCTATCATCATTGGTTGATAATAAGACGCTAATTCAATTAGCCATTCAACAATTTTCATATCAGATAATTTTCTTCTTTGAGCAAGTATAACATAAAGTTTCTTATCGCTTCCAGCATCAACTACGACCAGCCCAGAATTATCACTACCTTCTGTTTCTTTACCAGCAGGGTCAAGAAGCATAAAAGTTAATTTAGCCTCCGGCAATTCTCCTCTTCTCCAATGCTGTATCCAATTCTGCTTAATAAAATTTTGCTGCATAGCAAATGGGTCATTAAGCATTTGCCCATCAAAAAATTCTGCCTGCTCTTTTTTTATCTTGTGTAGTTTTTCTTCAGGAAAAAGAGTAGGAAATGTTGAACCTTTTTCATTTATAGGGTCTTCCCAGCAACCATATCGCAAATAATGATACTCGTCTTTATGAATTTCAGTAAACGGATTTTTTCTGTGTTCTTTAAAAGCAGACTCGTCTAATCCAAGAAATTCTTTAAGCATATAGCCATATAAATCATCGGCGAACCATCTCGTTCCGAGAGACACTTCCAGCCCTTTTGATTCAAGTAATGAACGAGCTAATTTCCACCAATCAATTACTTTAGCAATCTGTTCTTTTGTTCCAGAATTTTCCCTATTTACCAAGTCATCATTTATCATTAAGCTATAATGTTTTGATACCAAGTTTCCTTCAACAGACCCAGTTTCAACTAAAGTCTGTCCAATCTTTATTTCATTCATTGTCCAGCGTTCAGCTTCTTTATCTGGCTCTCTTGGTATTTCAGGAAATAGAGAACGCAATAACTCATTATACTGAAAATTATACTTTATTTTATTCAAAAACATTTGAGCATTGGTAAAAGTTGCGTTTGAGATTAGAACGGTGTCTCCAGATTTATTAACCAAGTTTCTCAAAATTCGCTGAATAGTGTATCCTATCGTAATTATATATGTCTTAACCCAACCTCTTGGACATAAGATTAAAAGCCTTTGTTCTGGTTTAGCGTTCTCTTGAACAAAGGTAGTTATGTGCTTATGTGTTGGTTTATATAAATCTTTATAGCCTGGTGTCGGCTGTTCAAGAGTTTGCAGAACAACCCTGCATAAAAAATATAAGTCATTTAAACACTTATCTCGCCACCAGTCTATGTTTTTTAAATTATCAAGACCCATTTTCTTCTTGCAAAACAGGTAATTGTTTTACTTCTTCAACATCAATTACCTCTGCATCAACCAATGCTTTAGTGAATTCTGGAGTGAATACAATTGTAATCTGATTTGGTTTCGTATTAACTCCAGACTCTTCTCTACCACCTTCAAAGCCAGCTAATTTTAAACATCTATCTAAATACATTCCCCTATTAAAATAATCTGGGTCTGAATCCTGAATAAGTGTTCCTTTAGCAGAATAACGCTTAGGGTGTGTTGCATCTAATCCTTCTCTTAATTTTTTAGCAATTAGTTCAGATGTTATTCCTTCTTTCTCAAGGCATTTAAGAATAGCTTCTCTTACAGCTTCCTTCCGCATTAACACAGAACCATAACATCTATCAGCATATCCAGCAGAAAGAGCTGATTGAGTAATGTTTCCTGTTTGAACTACTCTCTTCACAAACCTTTTTTCTCTGGCTGTAAGGAGATTCTTTGGCTTTGATTTAGTATATTTTCTTTTTTTAGTCTTAGGTTCTTCTGTCATATAATTTTTCTAATTAGCACCACTGCCCCCACCTGCAAGTGGCTATCCCGCCCGTCTTACAAACTTTGCGTCTATACGCACAGGCACTTACCCCTGCTCTCCCATTATATATATATTATAACATATTTTTTCACTTTTGTCAAGTCTTTTTAGGAATTAAAGTAAAGTTTATGAAGAATTGCATCTATTATTCCAATATCTATACCTTGATAAAACTCTTTTTTTTCATCGTCAGATAAAAGATTGACGGTTGATAAAACTTCATTATAGATATGCTTTCTTAATTCAATAGCCATCTCATTAGTAAAATGTTTTTTAGTTGTATTATAGCCTATATCAAAGCCAGCATTAAATAAATCACTTTTTTTGCTCATTCTATCATCCATTTTTTGTGTTCAATCGACTACTTTTTGTATTCATTAAAAACAATTCTTTTTCACCAGCTCTTCTCATTATAAGCCCAGTAAGTTTTTTTCCATTAGACCAAACCCATTTCATAAATTCTTCAGCTACAATAGCATCAGGTTCTCCAGCATTTAATTTTTTAAGAAGAGTAGATTTATAAAAATTATTAGCACCAATATTATAAACAAAATCATAAAGAGCAGTTAATTGATAATCAGTTAATTTGTTATAAATATTAGAATTAGTTATTCCCTTTTTAACCTGCTTAACAACTTCTCTTAAATCATTTTCTAATAATTTAAGCCCTTCTTGTTTGCTTAAAGGAACTGAAAAAGATTCCCCTTCCTTAACTAAATGACCATACCCAATAGTTTTATACCCACCAGGACAGTGATAAATATTGTCTCTAAAGCCTTCCATATCCATGATAACTTCTATCGCCATAAGAAAAGCCGTCTTTTCTTTTTCTTGATTACTAATCTTTTTTGTCATTTTTTATTTCGTCATGTTTTTGAGGACAAAAAATAAGAATTTCGTGAGATTGCTTGATGTGATTTGTATTTTTTATTTTTCTATTTAGTCCAATTCTGGTTTCCCCTTGTCCCATTGTATATTGCCATTTAGGAAAAAACTGCTGATATTCCTTATAATATTCCCTTATCATTGGACAATCATTATAAGAAAGGATAAAGCCTCCTTTATGTTTCCTTAATAAGTCTCTTAATTCTTCGTGCGGAAAACCCACATGATGAACAGGAATATTCCTCATAGGGTAAATACCTTTGAACATTTTGGAATCTTTCCCAATATAATAAGGCGGGTCACAGTATAAAAAATCATTTGAATACTTTGAAATCACTTCTCTAAAATCTGCACACCCAATCTTAAGATTGTTTGACTTAAAATTCTTTATACGCTCAAGCATTTTTTTATATTTATTATCGTTTAAATAGATATTAGATGCCCATCCCATAAATCCTGGACCATAAGATAGATTAAAATTATAAACAAAATATGTTGCTAATGTTAGAGGGTCAAGCTCAATTTTCTTATACCAAACATCTTTTAAAATAAGACGAATCTTCTCGAATGTTTGTTTGTCGGGTTTAAGTTCTTTTAATTTTTCATAAAGCAATTCTGGTTTTTCTATTTGAAATTTCCAATAATTAACTAAAATATCAAATATATCAAAACCAATTACCTCAAGTCCAAGCTTTTTATTTATAGCAATTTCAACTGACCCACCACCAAAAAATGGGGATATAACTCTTTTAATATTTTCTGGTAATAATTCAACAATATACCCTACTGCTAAACTTTTACCACCAGCATATCTTATTGGAGATAATGCAATTCTTTTATATTTATTTTTATTATTTCTTATGCTTTCTAAAAATATTTTTTTCTTTAAAGCTAATTCTTTTGTCATTTCATTCCTACAAATTTTTGACAGGAAGGACAATCTATTAAATTGCCATCCTGAGAAACAATATAGCCAGACCCACAACAGACAGTGCAAACACCAGACACCACCCTACTTTCTGGCCGTTGATATTCAATTAATGTTTTCAAAGCATTATCAAGCTGCTTATCTTTCTTCTTGACTGAGCAATAAAGAGCAATTTCATTAATAAGTTTTAATAAAAAATAAATGCTGCCCAAAATAAGAAAAATAATAAATAAACCTTTCATTGTTATAGCCCTCCTATAAGCATTCCGCCGCCTATTCCAGCCAAAAACAGAAGGGCAGAAGACCACTTACTTTTTTTCTTCTGAGAAGATAGCTTCTTCTCATAATCAAGAATAAGAGAGTTCATTACATTCTTTTCTTGAATCCAAAGAGTGTTTTCTTTCTTCCATATTTTTTCTTTGCCTTCCCAAGTAGATATCTGAAAAGTTAAGTTAGCAATCTGATTTTCTTGAATTCTTATTTTCTCTTCAAGCTTTGGAATAGTAACTAAACTAAACTCTCTCCATTGAAGGAGTTTAGAAGCAGTCTTTTGAGCAGCTACCAGACTAAACACGAACCCAGACTCTGTTTGAGTTACTCCACTATCCTCAATAACATTTTGAATGTTTGTAACTAATTCATTGGGTGGCATTACGGCAACTTGCAATTCAATGTCTTTTAATTTAGCATTGCTCTCCTTAAGAGCAGCATCTACAAGCTCTTTCTGTTTTTCAAGTTCAGCAAACCTTTTTCTGTAATCAGCATTAATTTTATCAAGCAATTGAAACTGTATTGTTAGCTGGTAAGCCTCAAGTTCAAGTGAGGCTATTGTGTCTTTAGCTTCTTTAACTTTCTGCTGAAGCTTTATATCTTGCCTTTTTGTATAGATAGCAAAAACTAATAAGACAATAGAAACAATGACCAAAATTATAATTAGTGTATTTTTCATTGGTTAGCCTTCGAAGAAGGATGATAAATATCATAAATTTTAGCCGCAATCAACCACATAGGAAAACCATAAAGAACCAGAGCCTTCAGAGAGAAGATATCATTGGCCCAGAGAAAGGCCGCTACCAGAACGACAGTGACAATAATCGCAGCCAGAAAATTCAGAATTTTTTTCAGCCTGGTATCCGCCGATTTCCAGAGAGTCTTCAACAGTTCCGTCAAGGCCTGGACACCAGCAGCTCCGCCTACCCAGACAAGAAGCATTTCAAATATTTCTGGTTTGAACATCACTTTTTCCATAGCAATTTTAGATTTCTCACCACATCAATGAAAACCCCAAAGAGAAAGAACGCAGCTCCTTCCCACCATTTGATTTTTCTGGAATTCATCTCCAAAATTAGGAGTGTATGGTTTTCAAGCATATAGCCTAAGAAAAGAATCATGATAAAATAAGATAACATGTTACACCTCGCCACATAGTTTCATATAATCTCTGTAGTTAATAACAACAGACATTCTCTATCTCTTAAACTTTATTTTTTAT